GAGCAGCTAGTCTTGGAAGATTGTCGTGAGCTATAGCCGCAAAACTAGGATCACTTAACTGTCTGGCTAATATTGGATTAACCATTGCAAGGGAATGAGCTTGCCTTAGACGTTCTCTTTGTTTTGCTCTTAAAGTCTCTAGTGTGTCGGCACTATCTATAGTCATGCCTTCTGGCAAACCTAACTCTTTTGCTAGTCGTTGTGCCTCTCCTGTCCCGTCTGGATCATTGTCAGCGACAGAATTTAATAGCGTTTGTATTTGGGCATCTCTTTGTTTTTGTTCTTCTATGTAATATCGATCAAGAAAATCATCATCAGCTTCATAATTCTGACTAGGTGCGTACTCTGAAACGCCCTCGTTCGCATAGTAATTATCAAGGAAGTTAGAAGATCCCATAATCTATCGAGTGCTGAGGGATAAGGTTGCTGCCTTTACATTCTTTTTAAATTCGCCTTCTGATTCTGCTCTGCCAAACTTAACCCATATTTCTGCAATTCTTTGTTGTGTCATAGCTTTTTTATTCCTAAATAAGTAAGCCTTAATTGCAGATTGTACAAATGGGTCTATATCAGATCCGTATATTCTTTCCTTTTTAAATTTTCCGTTCGCTTGTTTTACAGGAACGTGAACCCATGTCTTCCTTAACTGATCTGGCTTAATAGAAATGAAACTCATAGGAGTCTCTTTTAGACCAAGACCTGTATATACATCATCAATTAGGACGTTATTCAATAACCTTAGTTTCTCTTCTCTGGTTAATTTCCTCTTCTCTACATGTGTCTGTACATAGTCAATTCTATTTATCCATGCGGTCTTCATAGAATGAAATTTAACTGCATTGTTACCTTTTAACGTGTCATAAACCCATGTATAACCATTCTTATACAATGTGTCCTTGAATAAGGTATTATCACCTGTTGCTTCTATATACTTGCTTTCATTAGTTTTTAAGTTCTGTGCATATTGTTTTAATTGTAGGTATTCTGTTGTTGACAATTTAGGCCTATGTACATTTAGGTTATCTCTTACTTCGGCAGGGTTGGCATCTAAATTTGCTACTGTCTCTATGTCTGATTCTTCTGGTGGGCCGTTCCTCAATATCTCCTGATCTGCTTCTGTAAAATCATTAATATCAATATTATTAGCTGCGAGGTCTTTCCATCCATTTCCTTCAGGATTAAACGCTATCTCTTGTGCCTCTTCAAGTGCTCCCTTATAAGCTGCTTCCCTCTCTGTTTTAATCTTATTATATTTAAATTCTAAATCCTTAAGTGCGGTTTTTAATTCTTTCGGATCTGTAATCGTAGCTTTTAATTTTGCTTTTAATACTGCTAGTGGTTGTAGACCAGTTACTTCATTTACTTCTATTGTTGATTCTTCAGAACCATAATTATAATCAATGCCACTTGTAATGATGTCTAAATCGTTAGCGATTTTATTTACATACTTAGGGTCAGCTTCCTCGGCCTTTTTTAATTCTGCTAATAACTTATTTATTTTCTCTGTCTTTCTTTTCTGAAAAGATCGGCCTGTGCCTTTTTCGTTTCGTGCCTCTTCAATTTGTTGTTTAAGTTTTACGGTCGATTTGTTGCCATATTTTGCTTCGGATGCTTCAAGGATTAATTCGTTATAATTATCAATTATTTTTCCATTAATTTCAGTCGCATATTCTGGATCAGTGTTAAATCTTTCTTGGTCAATTTCTATACTTGATTTTGCTTTTGTATATAATGAATCCGCTTGCTTAACACCTAGCTTTGCTATAGCAAATAGATGAGTTGTTTGATGTTGTGGTATTAATTTTACACCAGAATCAGGTTGATAAAATTTTGAAGTACTTCTCATTTTATCTAATGTATCTATGTTTTCACTTTGTTTTCTCTCCGTAATATCAACTTCATTTGAATTCAGGGTATCAACTACAGAACCTCCGTTATTATTATCATGAGCCTGATTACTACTTAAACATAACATTGCACCCATTTGACTTAGAACATTGCCATCGTTTTGATTTCCGTTATTAGAAATAATTGCATCTACACATTTACTATTACCATGCTCTATTTGCTCTGCTGTAACTATTTTTGTAAGTTCATTAATGTCTTCGCTTTTACCCTTGGGATTAAGCGACCTTAAAAAATCTTTAGCACCTGTGTGGTTATTATCCTGTCTAAGTCTCTTTATCACACCTTCTAATACGTTCTTATTATACTTATTCATTTCTGCTATATATTGTGAACTAACTCCTAATTTTCTTTCTTTTTTTGGATCAGTTGGATCAATCGCATTAGGATCAGTATTCCAACCTTTTAACTTTGCTAATTCCTGTATCTGTATAGTACCTGCTATCCACTTTTTATTAAATTCACCATTTGGATCGTTCCAAGTTTTATAATGTGTTTTAGCAGCTTCCTGACTATTTATAATCTCTTGAGTTGTTTCTTCTTCTAAATAATCTCGTGATTGTTTTAACGAATGTTTGGTTATATCATCGATGAAAGACCGAGTATAAGCTGATGCTTTCTGCCCAAATATATACTCAACATTGCCACTACTTGCCTTCCCCTTATAATCCGCATATAGTTCTTTTGCTTTCTCTTGATACTGCTTAAATACTGAAACCTGTTCACCATTAACTTCTACCATGCCTACAGCATTAACACCTTTTAAATTAGTATATTCATTCTGAAGTGCGTTTAATTCAGTAGCGTAATTATTAGCATGTTCTTTAGCTTCAGCATCACTTAATTGATCATCTAACTGATTTATTGTTTGGCCCAATTGCTGATAAGCTTTGCCAAATCGTTTGATGTCATCAGAGACAACATCATCCTGTGGTCTTACATTTGTTGCCCCATATTGGACTGCGGAACCTGCTTCTAGTTGTACGCTAGGTGTTGTCTGTAAAGGTACTTGCATGACTTTATGCTAATAACATTGATTCAGGGAGGCTGCTAATAATGCCACTTGCACTTGTCATCAGACTGCTGCTCATATTCATCCACGGACTTATCTGCGATGCAGTAGCAAACGCATTGCTTGCACTAAGTCCATGCATATCCGCTTGAATACCTAACCCTACAGCTTCTAATCGTTTATTTTCTATAGCTCTTACCTTATTAGAATTCATCGTGATTTTATCTATCTCTTTCATTAGCTCATCACTGACAGCTATATTTAGATTACTGCCTACACCTCTTACACCACCTCTAGCAGCAATAGATACGTTTCTTTTTCCTGTGCTCTGACCAAATCCTAGTGTCTTTATTTGTTGTCGCTGGTTATATACTCTATTTAAGTGCTGTGCCTGACTTTCCAGCATGTCCCTATTGAAAAGAGCCATATGTTTTTGATGCTCAAAACTTAATGCCATACTCTTGGTCTTATATTTCTCTGCACTAGCTGCGTAATACGAACCAATAGCACCCTGTATTGCACCAAAACCTTGAGTGATTAGACCTGCTTGACCTAGAGGAGATAAACTACCCCAACCTTTTGCCGATGTCATAAGCTCAACACCCTCCTATCTTTTCAAGTGTACATACATAATATCTGTTCACGGTTACACTATCCACCCATTGCTACTTCTAAAGTTAAACCTACAACTGTCAATGGTAATGGGTCTGTTTGACGTACAAATAGCTGACCATTATCTTGCCATGCAGGTGTAAGCATAATCTTTATATCTTGTGTTTTTAAGTTCGGTGGTGTCCCATATGGTTCTGTTGTACGTTGTTTTGCTTCTACCAACTTATCTGCACTAGGACCAGCAAAAATACCAGAGCTTTCTAAAACTCTTAGCCAAACATGGTTTAAATTCTTGACTCGACCCTGACCTAGAGCTTCTACTTGTAGTGCCATAGGCAAAGTATTCAGATCACTTTCATAAGGCAGACCCAAATGAACGACACTAGCCGCACGTTCTAAGGTGACAGAACCGCTCGATACAGTTCTCTGTGGATGGACAGCACCGTCAGCCAAGATGTTTAGCTTCTTTCCTTCTAGCCAACTAATACCTGATATAACATTCCTCGCAACTTCATATGTATTTATTCCTGTATTACGCAAACTAGCTGGTAAGTCTTTATCTAATTTTGCGGTTGCTACTGTTTGACTTGATGTGGCTTGGATAGTAAGACGATAGAGAGTCGTTCCATCAACTAAAACTATTGCATCGTCTTTATCAGCAACACTAGGAGGTGCATTAAATAAATTGTAGTTTGTGGTGACTGTAACGGTTTCTCCTTTTGTGTAATTTGTCCCACCAGATACAGTAACGGTTCTGGAATTATTTGTATTTGTGCCGTTATATGTTCCGCCTGCATCAACAAAGAAATTATCCCGTTGGGTTGCAAATAACCTTGTACCCATACGTTCTATATATCTAACACTATTACCATTAACAGTTCTCTTTATAACGCAATAGGTGACATCATCATCTCCTTCAGAAACACAAGCAACACTTTCAAACGTGCCATCTGTATCATGTTGATGCCAAGCCCCAATTTGTTGTTCTGGTACATATGTAAGACCTAATAATTTACCACTAGTACTTACCATCCATACAATTGGTATTGGTGCTTTAGCTAATGCCATATCTTGTATTGTCAAATTATCAAACAAATGCGGAGCACGAAGAGATAAATCACCTGTTATAAATCCATTAGCTTGCCAGTTATAGCCAAGCTCTCTAATGTGACCGCCACGAGCAGCAGCATAGACCAAGCTATTATTTACAATTACGGGCTGTGCATTATTAGCACCTACATATGATTGTGGTTTTACCGATATAGATGTTGGGGTTATCGCATCACTATTAACAGAAGTTACTCGCCACTCTGCCGATCCTGTAAGTAACAGCAATTGTGTTAACGGTACAATATGTCTGATAGTGTTTGCTTCACGAGCAGCAACTCTGAATTCAATTCTGTCATCATCTCTTATAGGTAATCCAAAAGACATATTGCTTTCAGTACCAGACTTAGTCATCCATATGTTCTGAGGATCATTATTTGTGCCTGCAAAAACCCTACGTTGTTCAAAATAAGAAACAGCACCTGGATAGTTATTAGAACCTGTAAAATCGTTTTCATGTATTGGCGGTGTCATAGAAAAATCCGGTCCAATATTGTCATCTATCAGTGTTGTCGTAGTAGTTTCACCAATGTACCCATATATACCCCCTTGTTCTTTATAGACCCTATATCGAGTAGCACCAGAAACTGCATTCCATGTAATGGTGTTTTTTGCTCCGGTAACGAATATGTTATTACTAACACTTCCTGTACTTGATTGATTGCTTTCGTCTATTAAATTTGCTTTAACAGCCGTTACAACATATTTATGATCTTGGTAAGTATCAGAATTTGTAGAACTGGATGAAGGTATATACGCAGCGACTGATACACCTGTAGGAGCAGCTAAAGGAGTACCGAAATCAATTGTCAATAATTCCCATTTAGTCGCACTTAATCTTCTTAATTCTCTAGGAGCATGATTAGGATGCACAAA